GTGGTCGTCTGATACGGCTTGCTCTCGGGGAACGTGCCGAGGCTGCGCGGAACATGCCCAATAACGCCGCTTCTTTGGTGATCGCGATCAGCGCCACCGGCGTCACTCCCTGCGGTCGCAACGCCAGCAGCGCCGTCGCTCTTGCCATCAGGCGAGGTGTTATAGAGGCGTGGATCCTGCTCGCGCACTGGCTCGCGCCAAGGCCAAGCCGTGGCGACAACCGTGTGCTTGCCCGCAACAAGCCGGACACCATATGGCTGCACAGTGGCGTCGAAACCGAGGGCACGCAGCTGGCCAAGGTCAAGCTGCTCAAGCACGATGTTCGAAGTGTCGATCCATTGAAGCCATGCACGATCACGGCCAGACACCTGCGCAATGGCGGCAACCCGAATGCGACCCTTGGCGGCGAGCTCGATCACATAGCGCTGCTCCGGCGTCAAATCAGCAAGCGGATCGGCGACAACGGCCGCGACGGCCTGCTGCCCAGGTGCAGAGACCAGCTCACCCGGCTTGAAGACCTGGCCGACCGCTGGCGTTGACGACGGGCCCGTGGCAGCAGCATGCGCCGGCTGCTTACCCTTGTTGAAGTAGCTGGCGAAGAAGTAGAGACCGATGCCACCGACTACGAGAAAGATGACAGCACGCACTGCCATGGCGGCCCACACGTTCTTGCCGCCTTCCTCATAGACCTCGGTGTTCTCAGCGCCAGGCGCGTAACCGTCATAGAGCGGAAAAATCACCGGATCGTACTTGAGCGTCTGGCCGCCGACCTTCTCGAATTTGCCCGGTGAGGTGGTGTGGAAATACGTCACGCGGTACCGGCTTTTCATGCCGACCGCTGTGAGCTTCTGGAAGGTATTTTTCTTCTCAATACGTGCTTTAACCGCCGAGTGTAGACGGTTGATCCACTGCGTCATGATGACCGCATCGCCACCGTTCTGACCAAGCAGCGCCCAAAAATTCTCGACAGCCGGCTCAAGCGGCTTACGCTCGTTGACGTAGAACTCGTGGACCTCATCGATCACCACAAGCGCATCCTTGAACTCATCCGGAATGCACCATTTACCGGAGGCATCCTGCGTGCAGGCGAACAGCTTGGCAACGTCCTTCGTATCGACCAGCACGAGCAGATCGAGCACGTCCTTTTCCTGCATGCCCAGGTGCTTGGCGATGCGGTCGTGACGCAACCCATTGAGGCGAGCGAACACACGCCGCCCCTTCTTGATCGCCGGGAGAATGTGATTCTTTACAGCGTCGTAGCTCTTGCCGGCGCGCGGCACACCTTCGTTGAAGACCAGCATGTCACCAAATCCCGAGCGTCAACACACGACGCAACAAGTAGAAAATCATCGCCGCGCCGATGGCAACGAGCGATGGCCCAATCATGAAGACGTCCGCGAACCACAGGATGGTGCTACCTGCATTTCCCAACATGCCACCGATGCTCTGCCCTTTCATGAAATCAGGCATCGGCAGGAGATTCATGACGTAAAGCACCGCAGAGAGCGTCTGATCGAGCCACATAACGAACAGGTCGCCGATGAAATCAGCGAACGCCTGCCAGATCAATTTGACCGCCTTCCAAATCCATTCGGTTAGATCACTAAACCAACCCACTTGCATACCGCGCCCCTTATGTCACAGCAATGCGAATAGCCGCATACGCAGCAATCGCCAAAATGACCCAACCACACGCACGCAGGAAGCCAAGAAACGTGCCGCTACAGTGAAAATCGATGGTCATGGCGCTCCACCACTTGGACGCACCCAAGGTAAAAACCGGACACGATCCGCCAGACGGAACAGTCATGAAACTGGCGATACCACCGGCTATCGGCGTAGAGCGAACCTGCGCGGCGAACTTGGACACAACCGACTCCACTGTCTTGTCGCTCTTGGTGTACAGATCACCCATCGGTGCACCCGCGCCAGGATCATCACCATCACCCTCTTCGCCGTCACCATCACCGCCGCCGGAATCAGTACCAGAGCCGGTGCCATCACCCTTACCGGAACCGTCCTTGCCATAGGTGCTATCGAACGTGGTGACGTTGGAATTGGTGGTAACGCCGCCCCTGGTTTCAGAAGATGTGCCCTGCCCTGTCACCTTCCAATCGCCGCCGTTAGAGGGCGCATCCTTCGGGGCATTAATCGCCGCGTTCTCGGGCGACTTCGTTGCGGCCTGATTGTTGTTATCGGCCTTCTTGACGCCGGACTCTCCAGGGGACCAGCAGAACTGCTTGCCGGTCGATGCGGTCGCACACTGCTTGCCATCGCTACGAATGCACATGGTCAAGGTACCAGACTGCACGCAATCCTGATCCTTCACACCCTGCCCTGTGCCATCGCCGTAGCTACACGTTGCACCAGTAGGCTTGGCACCGACCAAACTGAAATAGGTTTTGCCGCCAGCGCTAAACGTATCAGCGGAGGTAGCAGGCCCCATGGCACAGCCATCATTGCAACTTGCACCATTACCCAATGCTGACCAACCGGATGTTGAAGCAGGACGAGCAGCACAACTATTGCGCAACGGAAAAACAAAGCTACTGGTAGGTGCATACGGCATGTCAGCAGAAAGCCACAACCGATAAACCCCCGCATCAGGCGGCTGATCATCACGACGACAATCATACTGCGCGCTGGGAACACTGGGCCTAGTATTAGACAACCACCACTCACCACGTGCATTGCATGCGGCAAATGCAGCGCCCTGATCACCAAAGCTGCCGCCGTTAGGTGGCTCCGCTGAAAACGCATACTCAGTGAACCCGATTAAGAGCAACACAGCGAAGAAAATCACTCGGATCATGGTGCGTCCAAACCCTTGACCGCCGCCCATCCACACAAAGCGCCCATAAACGCACAGAACAGTAGAACGATCATCGTGCCTCCCCCAGAAAGAGAGAGGGCGACACCGAAGCGCCGCCCTGCCCTCACCACCATTAGCCGAAGAAGCCGGCCACCTTCTTTGCACCCCACTTAGTGAAGCCGACCAGCGCGATCAGCGCGGCAGCACCCACAACAGCGGTCACGGCGTCAGCCGCACTCAGACCCGACAGAATGTCACCCATGTTTTCTCTCCTAGTAGATTGATTGATTTACCGGTCATTGAACATGCCCGCGACGCTGCCGGCGAGGCGTCCCAGGACGAACCACACGATCACCACACCGCAGCAGCCGGTGGACCACGCTACGGCGTCCTCCTTGCTGGGCATTGCGAACGCTTCTTGCACCAGCGCATACACGCTGTATTCGCTACCACTGACGAGCACGTAGCCGCTGCATTCACCAACCGATTGACCGGTGGGCACCAACGTGCCGTCCGCTTGCAGGGCTACGCACACGGCCATGGCTTAAGCCGTCGCGCGTGCAGGCGCTTTGGCAGCGCGCAACACATGAAATTTGCTGTAGTTGATGGCGCCCTTGTTGACGGTCACCATGGCTTCCAGATCCAGCTCGTACTCGCCGGGCTGGTACGCGGACTGTCCCTTCTCAAGGCGGACATCGAGGGGATACGCGAAGCCGCCGGCTTCGAGCTTGGCTTTCTGCTTGCGCGTGGTGTATTCCCGGTCCTTGCCCTCGTCATCCTTGAACGTGCCGCCACGCTCATCGACTTCGGCGCTCAGCACAGTGACTTTGATTCCGCTCATGGTGTAACCCCTTCTAAGGTTTGATTGATGCCCGCGATTTCGGGCCATTGATTGGCTACGTCTGCTGTTGCCCACGCCGGTAGCCGATGCGACGTGCAGGTACTGATGACGGCATGCAACGCGTCAGGCGTTGGGCAATGCCGCACGATGAAATTCAGGGTTGCGCCGTACTGACGCTTGATGTGGCGACGCGCACTTTTCCAGGTGGCATCGACAGCAGCTTTCGTAATGTCGATGCGCGTGGCGACGCAGTGCAGGAACTTGAGAACGGGATAGGCACCGAGCAGATAGGCAGCAGGATCGCGCAGCAAATCCAAGGGCAATTCCTTGCGATTGGTGGAGCGGAATTGCGCCTCATAGCGCACCCATTCGGAGGCCTTGTCGCCTTGCTCCCTGCCCTTCTCGTACACGCGCAGCTGCTTTTCGGACTTCTTCCCGCCGACGTAGAAGGTCTTGCCGTCGCCACTGTCGTGATCGTCCACGGTCTGCGCCTTGGGGCGCTGTCCACGGTTGTCGAATTCGCCCGATGCATACCAGCTTTGCGCCAGTTTCAAGGGGTATTTGCCCAGCAGGTCATCGGCGGCAACGTCCACACGGGTCAATCGTCCAGCGCAGCTTTCGAGCTTCGCTCGAAGCTCCAGCCACCGCTTCGCATGGCCGCAGCGCGCTGCGCTCAACACTCCACACCCGGTGCCGGTCAACTCGATACGCGCGGTGTAGGTGCCATCTGCACGGCGGCAGTGCTCACCGCCCAACTCGATCAACCCGACGTGCTGGCCGTCGCGGTCGGTGATACGCACGCGCCACAGATAAAACCGCCCCGGCCCGGCCTTTTCGTCAAGTTCCAAGCCCAAGCCGGCGAAGAACCAGCAGAACACTTGCAATGCGACCGCACGGGCGTTCTCGGCGGTGACGTCCATCCATTCGCGGACCTCTTCGGGGTCGTCGTTGACGAACACACCGGCTTCGCCGAGGACGGCACGCAAGTCCACAGAGGCGGAAAACCAGTCAATGGCGACCGTCAGGGTGCCATCGGCATTCCTGAATTCACTGACTCCCCTGTTAGACGAGGGGAGTCCCAGATCCAGCGAGCCGTCAGCCATGCGCGTAGAACTCCACAGCAGCGGTTTCACAGGCACGAGCAGCACGGCGCGAGGCGTGCACGCTCTGCTCCACCAGTCGGCCAGCAAGACGCACGGTCAGGCGAAAACGCCGAGTGCGGCGACCACCGATCACGATGTGGTAGGTGTCGATGTGGGAGACGACCGAGGCGCTCATGCCACAAGCTCCAATTCGGCATAGGCGCTGGAAACAATCGCGCGGCGCTGACTCAGCGGCGCACCGTGCTCCAACACGCTTTCGATGATTAAGACCTGTTCGCGGTGTGCGCGCAGCGCAGCTTCGGCGCGGCGATCCAGAATCCAGGCGACCAATCGGGCGAGGCCGACAGTCACGGTCAGCGCAGACGCGCCGATCAGTGCAAGTGCTTGTGTGTCCATGAAGCCCCTATCCCCTGCACCTTGACGCGGACCCCGGAGGGGAGCCGGGGGCGCGGTGTCATACGGCGTAGGACACGAGGTGCATGTAACATGAGACAGGACACTTCTGTCAAACGGTATATGACGTGGACACCATAAATAAATTGCTTGACACGGCGCGAAAAGCATGCTCGCGCGACTCAGACAACAGCGTTGCGCTGTCGCTTGGCGTGTCGCGGAATTCGGTTTCGGTGTGGCGAAAAGGCGGCAAGATCACAGACACACACCTGATGGCGCTCATCGAACTGGCTCAGGCCGATCCCGCGTTGGCCGTGAAGGTGCGACAGGAAGAAGCAGCGTCGCCGGCAGAGAAAAAGGCATGGAGTGCGCTGTGGGACAGACTGTCCCCGGTCACTACGGTGATCGGGGCGCTCGCACTGGTGGCAATCGGCATGCACGCAGGGGCGCATGAAGCACTGCTAGCGGCGCTCTCCCCCGTCGCCATAACACCCACCTTCTATACATTATGCGAAGTGGCGTGTTGACGCTTCTGTGCGCTCTGGCGGCCTATCACTGCTGGTCCCTCCACAGGAAGCGAACTGGACAATGAAGCTAGACACCTACGATCGCGTAGACCTGACCGGCCCTTGGGCCGGTTTTGGTTTCCAGGGACACCGATTCTTCACACCAGAAGGCCGGGACATCGATCCGGTCGGGATGAGCTACTGGTCGCTGACATGCAACATTGCACGCGAATGGGCACTGATGATGGCGGAAGGACGTGAGCGCGTGTGGCACCCCCGGCCAGCCGAAGTGATCTACCTGCGCGACGTACTCCAGCGCAGGCGTGAAAAGCGGTTATCAGTTGAGAGTGGTAAGGGGGTAGCCGCCAGTGCCCGGCGCAGCCCGACTGGACGGGGGCGGCGGCGTCCACGGCGCGGGTGAGGCGTTATCCGTAGGGGCTATGCCCCTACACCCCTACAATGCCCGTTCATCGTCAACGGGGGCCGTATGAGTTACAGACCGCAAAACAACCATGATGGGCTTTGGTGGGAAATCGCCCTGGGCATCTTCGTCGGCCAACTGATGACCGCAGCACTCGCCGGGGTGGTGGCGCTGTGCCTGGGCTACTTCACCCTGCGCAGCGTCAGCGCCGCGCTGCCCACAGTCGGGCCGCAACCTCTATACACGCCACGCTCTCAGCGTGCAGAGCCGGCACGGCTGCAACTACGCGAACTGGAATCAGACGAGCGGTGCATTCAACACAAGCGCTTCCGACGACTGTCGAACGGCTGGCAGGAGTTGCCGAACGATCCGTGCTGAATCGTAACGCGGGACGAAATCACATATCCAACGTGGTTGGAGACGTGTAGCTCTGCACCTGATAACCGGGGGACTCAGGGAACGTGCCCTGGCTGCGCGGAACACGCCCAATCACGCCACCACGCTCGTGATCGCGATCAGCGCCGCCGGCGTCACTCCCTGCGGTCGCAACGCCAGCAGCGCCATCGCTCTTGCCATCCGCCGAGGTGTTATAGAGCCGTGGGTCCTGCTCGCGCACTGGCTCGTGCCACGGCCATGCAGTGGCAACAACGGTGTGCTTGCCGGCCACCAACCGCACACCGTAAGGCTGCACGCTGGCTTCAAACCCAAGTGCCTGCAATTGCGCCAAGTCGAGCTGCTCCAACACGATGTTGGAGGTATCGATCCACTGCACCCAGGCGCGATAGCGACCATCCACTTGCGCAACGGCAGCAACGCGAATACGGCCTTTCTCTGCAAGCTGGATCACATAGCGCTGCTCAGTACTGAGATCGGCGAGCGGATCAGCAACGGGATTAGGCAACCCCTGCCCTGGTGCAGACACCAACTCACCGGGTTTGAACACCTGCCCGACCGCTGGCGTCGATGACGGACCAGCAGCAGCATGCGGCGGCTGCTTGCCCTTGTTGAAATAGCTCGCGAAGAAATACAGCCCAACGCCGCCAACGACCAGAAAAATCACGGCACGCACGGCCATCGCGGCCCAGACGTTTTTACCGCCCTCTTCGTAAACCTCGGTATTCTCGGCACCAGGGGCATACCCGTCATAAAGCGGAAAAATCGCGGGATCGTACTTGAGCGTCTGTCCGCCGACCTTTTCGAACTTGCCGGGTGAAGTCGTGTGGAAATAGGTCACGCGATACCGGCTTTTCATGCCGACCGCCGTGAGCTTCTGGAACGTGTTCTTCTTCTCGATGCGCGCCTTGACCGCCGAGTGCAAGCGATTGATCCACTGCGTCATGATGACCGCATCGCCACCGTTCTGACCAAGCAGAGCCCAGAAATTCTCTACCGCTGGTTCCAGCGGTTTGCGCTCGTTGACATAGAACTCGTGCACCTCATCGATCACGACCAACGCGTCTTTGAATTGGTCCGGTATGCACCACTTGCCGGACTCATCCTGCGTGCAAGCAAACATGGCGGCGACATGCTTGGTGTCAACCAGCACAAGGCAATGCTGCACGTCTTTCTCTTCAATGCCCAGATGCTTGGCAATGCGATCATGCCGTAGACCGTTGAGACGCGCGAAGACGCGACGACCCTTCTTGATCGCGGGCAATATGTGATTCTTTACCGCATCATAGCTCTTGCCGGCACGCGGAACGCCTTCATTGAAAACAAGCATCTCACCAAATCCCGAGCGTCAGGACGCGACGCAACAAGTAGAAAATCATCGCCGCGCCGATGGCAACGAGCGACGGACCGATCATGAACACGTCCGCAAACCACAAGATCGTGCTGCCGGCATTTCCGAGCATGCCGCCGATGCTCTGCCCTTTCATGAAATCGGGGAGCGGTAGCAGGTTCATGACATAGAGAACCGCAGAAAGCGTCTGATCAAGCCACATCACAAAAAGATCGCCCACGAAATCAGAAAAAGCCTGCCAAACGAGTTTGACGGCCTTCCAAATCCAGGCGGTTAGATCACTCAACCAACCAGCTTGCATACCCTGCCCCTTATGTCACAGCGATGCGAATAGCCGCATACGCAGCAATTGCCAAAATAACCCAGCCGCACGCACGCAGAAACGCGAGAAATGTACCGCCACAGTGAAAATCAATCGTCATGGCATTCCACCACTTGGAGGCACCGAGGCTAAACACAGGACAAGAACCACCAGCTGGAACGGTCATAAAACTTGCGATGCCACCGGCAACGGGAGTGGAGCGCACCTGCGCGGCGAACTTGGAAACGACAGATTCAACGGTTTTATTGCTCTTGGTGTAAAGGTCTCCTATCGCTGCACCCTCGCCAGGATCATCGCCTTCGCCTTCTTCGCCGTCGCCGTCGCCGCTACCGGAATCCGTACCAGAGCCGGTGCCGTCCCCCTTGCCGGAACCGTCCTTGCCATAAGTACTATCGAATGTGGTGACGTTTGAATTAGTCGTAACGCCGCCTCTAGTCTCCGAGGACGTACCCTGCCCCGTAACCTTCCAATCGCCGCCGTTAGATGGCGCATCCTTGGGCGCATTGATAGCCGCATTCTCAGGGGACTTGGTGGCGGCCTGATTGTTGTTGTCGGCCTTCTTGACGCCGGATTCTCCGGGCGACCAGCAGAACTGTTTACCAGTGGAAGCTGTCGCGCAGTTCTTGCCATCGCTGCGAATGCACATCGTGAGCGTGCCGGACTGGACGCAGTCCTGGTCTTTGACGCCCTCGCCCGATCCGTCGCCATAACTGCACGTTGCACCAGTCGGCTTAGCACCAGCGAGACTAAAATACGTCTTACCACCGGCACTGAATCTATCGGCAGAGGTCGCAGGACCCATAGCACACCCTTCTTGACAACTTGCACCATTTCCCAAAGCAGACCAGCCAGATGTAGATGCAGGTCGAGATGCACACTGATTAGACAGCGGAAACACAAAACTGCTGGTAGGCGCAAAGGGCATGTCCGCAGACAGCCACAACCGATAAGCGCCAACATCGGGCGGCTGATCCTCACGACGACACTGATACTGCGCGCTAGGGACACCGGGGCGCGTGTTGCCAAGCCACCAATCGCCACGCGCATTACACGCCTGAAAGGCAGCACCCTGGTCACCAAACGAACCGCCGTTAGGTGGTTCCGCTGCAAGCAAATGACCAGAAAAAACCGCACCAAGCAACAGGATTGCAAGGAGCCATCGCGTCATGGCGCGTCCAAACCCTTGACAGCGGACCAACCGCAAAGCGCACCCATGAAGGCACAGAACAATAAAACGATCATCATGACCCCCAGAAAGAGAGAGGGCGACACCGAAGCGCCGCCCTACCCTCACCACCATTAGCCGAAGAAGCCGGCCACCTTCTTTGCACCCCACTTCGTGAAACCGACCAGCGCGATCAGCGCGGCAGCACCCACAACAGCGGTCACGGCGTCAGCCGCACTCAAACCCGACAGAATGTCACCCATGTTTTCTCTCCTACTTAATTGATGATTGGTTTACCGGTCATTGAACATGCCCGCGACGCTGCCGGCGAGGCGTCCCAGGACGAACCACACGATCACAAAGCCACAGCAGCCGGTGGACCACGCAATAGCGTCCTCCTTGCTGGGCATTGCAAACGCTTCTTGCACCAGCGCATACACGCTGTATTCGCTACCCGTAACCAGCACGTAGCCGCTGCACTCGCCGACCGCTTGGCCGGTGGGCACCAACGTGCCATCTGCTTGCAGGACTACGCACACGGCCATGGCTTAGGCGACCTTTGCGGGCTGCTGTTGCAGCTTTGCAGTGAGATCGGGCACCAAACGAATGCGCCGACCGAACTCCAATCCGCCGAATTTGTTGTTCTGCAACGACTTCGGATCGATGACATAGAAGCCCTCGCCATAGGGGGCCTGATCCTCATCGAGGCCGATGGTGAACGGGAGGGGGAAATCGCCGTCGCGCAACACGGCAGCAGTCTGCTCGCGGAAATGCGTGGCCGGCTTACCCTCACGGGCCGGGAACGAACGAACAGCAACAGCGGAACTCATGACTTGAACTTTCATAGTGGGACTACCTTCCAGGCAAATGTCCGGCCGAAGAGGAATGTCACTTTCCACGGGGACGGCCAGAACTCCCCGGTAAGCTTGTCGAACCAACCGCCTTTTGCTTTGCGGATATCGGCTTCCCCGCCGAGAGCTTCACGCGCATCTTTCGGGGATTTCCACCAGCGCAATTCGCGCTTGGATTCGCTGTTGAGTCCACCGACACCGTGTGTGCGGAATCCCTTGGGAAAAGCTCCAGCTGTAAGGGCAGTGAACTTGCTCGCATACTTGGCGAGATAGCCGACGCAATTGCGGGCTTTCTCCATTTTGGTGAGGCCATGCTTCCACCAACCCTTCTGATCAGGCTTGCCGAACCAAATGCCCTTGGGCACCCAAATCAGCAGGTGGTAGTGGACGCGGAGTCGCTGGGTGAGTTCGCCAACCCATAGGTAACGAAGGCTTTGACCTTTAAACCTGCTGCGCCTATTTGCAATTCGATTGAGGTGGCTGCGGAAGCATGCAAGTAGGCCGCTAACGTCGCCAGGGCTTGCGTTGCTTCCATCGTTGTAGGTGAGCGTGAGCATGTACCACGCACCTTGTCGCGAACCTTTCCGTGCTTCCTGGTCATGCAAACGCGCTCCGGTGATAACGGACTTGCGCAGCCGTTGCGCCTTCGACTGAAGGGGATCAATTTCGATAGTGACGGTGCCAGTCGGCTTACCGCCCGTTTGAGTTGTTTTGTAATGGACAAGCCCAAGGGCCAGCGCTGCGCGCTGGCCCTCTGGCGTCAACGCGACCGGATGCGCAGCGTCGAACTCAGCAACGCTCGTGCCAACCACGCGCTTGTTGCTGTGGATCTTCTTTGCAGCCAATTCGGTGCGGCGCGTAGCGGCCTGCATGACGCCGATAGATGCATCGAACACGGACAACTCACGCGACTGCGTGGGCTGTTCCTGCATGCGGATACGTGCGTTTTTGGAGGTGCAGGCGACGCACAGCCCACCGGCAAAAAAATAGGCGGTGGGATCACCGCAGAAGGAGCATGTGCCGTCAGCCACCGCGCACCTCGCGAGATGCGATTGCGACCAATGCGGCTTGCTCGATCTGAGCAACCATCGCGTCGTGCTTGCGATCAAGCCGCCACAAAATTAGGCCGGTGATTCCCTGGCCGAGTAACAAGCAGGCAGGCGCGATGGAGATAAGCGCGAGCAGCTGCAAGACGAAATTCGGATGCACCCCACTACCCCCTCCCCTGCCGCTTGACGCGGACCCCGGAGGGGAGCCGGGGGTGCGCGGTGCTCACCCATCGGTGAACACAGGTGCATGTATATTCCTCAGTTAACAAAGTGTCAACCATGAGATGAACATGCCCGCGATAAACGCCCTACTTGACAAAGTGAAAGAGAGTTGCTCTCTCCCGTCAGACAACGTTTTGAGTCAGCGGATAGGCGTGACGCGCGCAGCCGTGAGCATGTGGCGGAGTGGGAATAAGCCGGTGCCAGATGAACGAATTGCGCAGCTATGCGCGATGGCAAAGCTCGATGGCGGCGAATGGATGGCGCGGATTCACGCGGAACGTGCGGCGTCCCCTGCGGAGAAAGCTTTGTGGCGATCAGTGTTGGACAGGCTAAGCGCGGCCGCCGCGGTGGTCGCGCTGCTAGTCCTGGCGGTGCACACAGGAGCGCATGAGGCGCTGCTGGTGGCGCTCTCCCCGGTCGTGATAACCGACCCTCTATACATTATGCGAAATCAGCTATTGGTGCGGTAATCCCCCCGCCC